CTCGACTGGACGCCTTTTGAAGAGATAACATTTCTCGGACGATCCTTCCGATATGAAGAAGGGATTTGGTATGCTCCTCTGTCCATGGCGTCTATATATAAGGATTTGTATTTTATTAGAAAGTCTAAAGCGAATTCAGAAGCTAAATCGAACGAGATGTCTGCTCAAAGCTCGTGCGACAATATGATTCAAGCTTCTCGCGAAGATTTTCTTCGTTTTTATCGTCCATTGCGGAAACGTATGATAGAGCTTGGTTTCGAGCCCCCTCAAGACCGTTTTTATGAGTTGAGGCGAAAGTTCTACTCTGAGAGCGTACCGCATAAAAAAGTCTCCCTTTAATAGTGGAGCAAACTCACCCTGGATTTGCGTTGACTGACGTACCAGGTAGTCCATTTCAGTTATGTCCCAAGTTAAAGAATCCATGATACATTCTCCTATGGAAACTGGAGAGAGCCTTGCTGATGTTGAGCAGCCCATAGCGCGAGACGAAGGAATCAATCGGTTCATAGAATCACAGTCTACCGTTGTTACCGAAGTTGACAAAGATTCCCCTTTTCCCTCACCTCATCCGGCTAGTGGTCTTGAGAAAATTCTTGATGTTCCTTTTCAAATTTCTACTTTTGAAACCACAAATGCTCATATCGCTACACAGAAACTCGTTGACATTGACCCCCTAGAAGAGTGGATTAAATTACCGATTGTGAAGAGTCGCCTTATTGGTCTGAAATACATTAGGTGCGACATGCACATCACTCTTCGAATGAATTCAAACATTCAACAGTGTGGAGACATACTTGTCACCAATAGTCCCCTAGGTGACAACACTCTTCCTATGGAGAGATGTCTTCTGTTCAAACCCATTGAAGTTTCTTTGAATTCCCAGACAAATGTTGAGTTTGACATCAGATGGCAAATTCCCGTCGACTACATTCGCACGAACTACACCACATGGCCATATGTTTTCAGTCGAATCCGGATTTTTGTGATAAACCCTCTCATGACCACAGATGGTTCCGCTACCCGCGTAGAATTCACATTATTTGCTAGAGCGACTAAATTTGTTGGTGCCGGTTATGATGGTGAGTGGGTTGTCCAAGGAAAAGGGAACAATCCTGCCCAGAAAACTCCGTTTGAAGAGGAGGCGAAATCCAAAGAGAAAGGAAATCTTGGAAAGTTCACTGCTGGTCTTGCTTCTATTTCGAAAGCAGCTGAACGTGTACCAATAGTGGGAGATGTAGCGCTGTTTGCAACCCCGATCATTAAAGCATTTGGATCTTTATTTGACTCATTTGGTTGGGAAAAACCATTTGGAAAGATTCCCGCGCTCATGCAAAAAGCTTACAACGTTACACTGCCAAACTCAAGAGGACTTGAGAGAGGAGTTTCATTCCACATGAATCAGTCAACCGCCCCCGACTGTGATGGAAAAGTGTTTGCTGTGAATGAAACGAAATTCATGAACATTTTGCGCCTAGCTCTTGTTCCGATTCTCATCAGGCTCAATTTGACCATTGATTACAACTCCTCACCTGATGATGTTATCACAACGATCAATCTTGGTCCCAATGAGTTGTATCTTGTGGTTGGTAGTTATAACTACTACTCTCCCGCCGCCGTCATAGGTAGGTACACACTGTACTACCGTGGTGGGCAGAAAATCATGATTCATTTTGTCGCATCGAAGTTCCAAACTGCGCGAGTTCGCATAACGTATGTGACAACTGAATCTGCAACCGTTTCTTCTGACACAGCTGGGCAAAATATGTCTGCTGTCGTTCTCATCAATGGTCCTACCGTTTATGAGTTCACGGTGCCGTACATGAACCCATTGCCCTATCTCGCGACTCGAGAGACCTATGGTCAAGTGATTCTTACTGTGCTTGATCCTCCTGTCATGGCTTCTACTGCCGTGACAACCCCCATTCGTGTCAATATTTGGTCATCCATGGCCGAAGATACCAAGTTCTTTGAACCTGGTGCCAACACACTGCCCACTGTGTGTAACGTGAGTGGATCTGATACGTCCTTTGCCACGAATGAACTCCCTCCTTTTGCGCTTGCTGATTCTGCCTCAGAAACGCCTGTGTACGATGACCAGTGTGATCTTCATGCCCGATTTGATACTGAATTTTCACCAATCGTCGAAGGTGTTGCCCATGTTGGCGTTGATGCTGGTCCATTTGGAGAGAGTGTTGACAATGTTCATGATTTTTTGTGTCGACCGTACTGCACCCAGACAGCACGACTTGAAGCCAAGAACACTTCGTGGCAGCCCACTGCTTACGAAAACATAGTGTGTCTGTTCGCGTGGTATCGACTGACGCATAGAGTCATGTACCCACAGAGTGATCGGTTCTTTGTCCGGAGATCCTACCAGGATGACAGTTCAGGAACTTACGACCGCGCTGGATATGTTGATGAAGGCGAGCCCCTTGAGATACATGTTCCATATTCTAGACGCGTTCCGTATTTTTCACATCTCTGGAGCATGGATGACTCTGCGCCAATAATTAATGTTGGCCCCTATTTAAGATACGTTTTACCAAGTGGAAAAGATGCACCTACACTAGCCTTTCAAAGCTACGGCGATGATTCTGTGTTTTCCGGTCTCGGATGCACACAAAGGCTGGCTTCTGGTTCTGACCGTTCCACTTCGTGGCCCGTTAATATGTAAATAAAACAAAGGTTCCTATGGTTTTTATGGATTTAACCGTAGTTCGTCCTACAGCACAATCAGAGGTCTGTGCAACAAAACGAACAAACAAGTGGTGTGACCTACCACAAAAATCTATAAGTGTGTGAGCCTACCGAGCACTATAAATACTTAATTTGGCAGTTTCTTTACTGCCAGGTTTTCCTAGGTTTAGTGAAGTTTTCTGCTGATTCGTCGGTGGAAACTTCATTTTAGCTTTTAGGATTACTGT